ATAATATTAAGTATACCACTCTATGCCATTCTTGTCAAAGCTTGACAGATCCTCATAAACTCAGTAGAATAACTATGTCAGAGTTCAGAAGGGTTGTAGCTCTTAGCTTTTATTAAATAGATCTTCTAAAGTCTTTTTCATTTCTTTTACTGAACCTAAGTATCCAGATCCTCTGGGTATTTTATTTCCTCTACCTGCTAGAGACTTTCCAGTCTCCATACGAAGAAGAGTTTTTTCATAGAAGTCTACAATCTCACCTTCAATCTCAACCATAGTTAATACATGATTTCTGTTTATAACAAACATATTATCAAATGTAGCAGAGATCCATTCTTTCAAAGCAAAGCCTGTTACTTCTAACTGACCTTTTTTCTGTTTAGAATTTTCAACCACGAGGGGTCTCTCTAACATAATTTTATCTTCTTCACTAAGATAGCATACTTTAGATACTAACTCTTCACCGGATACTAATTTAATAGTTGCATAGAATTCTTCTTCCATATTTAATTTGCTCTAAGGTTTACTTTTATAACCTCATACTTAAAATTCTCTTCATTGTAAATGTTAACTCGTTCATTCAAATGTCTAAGGGTATAATTCTGACCGCCAATATCATCAGCGATATCGTATAAGGTTGCTATATCTTTACCTTCGCCTTTCCTGAGAACACGTCCGATAGATTGGAGGTTACGAATGCGCGACTTACTTGGGGAAGCAAAAATAATATTGTGTAGTCTTTTGATGTTAATCCCTGTAGAGAATGTGCCATAAGAAGCAATGATTACTGCATTGTTCTCAGTCTCAGTAAGTTGTCGGACTTGTTCTCTATCTTCTACATCAGTACCACCATGAACAAAAAATACTTTTCGCTCGGGGTCTATGGTGCTATTTATCAATTCCAAAAGTGGTTCACCATGCTTCTCGATATAGTTAAACAAGACAAGCGTGTTCCCTTCAATATCCTTTACTAAATTTTTGATGAGGTTATTTCTACCACGATGCTCTACTAGGTAATCAATCTCTTCGTGATATGATTCAAAATGTTGCGGAGCATGTTTGCAAAGTAGGATTTTAATTCTAAATTTGCTAAGATAACCTGACTTGATAAGATCATCTGTTTTAGTAACTTGTTCACAATCACCAAACAATCCTTCCAGCACCCACTTATGAGTCTTGCTACCGTCAAGTGTTCCTGTAAAACCAAAGCGATACTTTGCGTTATGCAACTTTGTCATGATTCCTGTGAGGGATTTTGACTTAAATAGGTGTGCCTCATCACCGATAACACAGTCAATATCATCAAAGTATCTCTTGGGGAATTTGTAGATGGATTGCCAAGTGGAAATAACAATTGGTTTGTCTGTATTTTTATCTTTGCCCGAATATATCTTATGCACATGGTCGTCCGCATTCCACCCGTAGTCATTAAAGTCATTGACCATCTGTTCTACCAAGGACGTAGTAGGCACGATGATCAATGTTTTCTTGTTGGTAGCAGTATAGTATCTGACGAGGGAATAGATCATGAGACTCTTACCACTGCCCGTAGGAGAAAGTAAGAGCTTCCTATTATTTTTAATTGCTTCATAAACAGCACGATACTGATACACCCTTGGTTTGATTTCAGATCGTGTAATTTTATTCATGAAAGTTTCGATGCCTGCATAAGAAACAAAATCATTTGTTTCTTTAACTTCACCATACCAATCATTAGTTTCGTATTCAACTTTATATTGTCGCTCTTCTGCCCACACTTGAAGGTGTTTCATTAGACCACCATAAAGGTCGCCTGTACCAGGAGAGTACAGACGAATAGTTCCATCCCAGTATTTGTATCTGGGGTTCTTCTTCAGGAACTTTGCTTCAGGAACTTCAAACGAAAAATAATCCGAGAGCTCCTGATGTACATGTGGCTCTGCGGACTGAATGGTGACATAGACTTCGTTTTTCTTTTTAATACTAAGGGTGGTCATCATTGTCCATTTACAAATTTCTCCCACTCAATGGCACTCTTGATCTGAAACCCTCTATTAGAAATTTGACGCATGACTTGATCCAACCAGTACAACATCTGGTCTAGATATTTGATCTTTGCCTCAAGGTTGATGATCTCGTCATCTGCCTCAAGATAAGTTTTCATTTTTTCCGAAGTCTTGATACTTGATCCGAATGGTTTAGCGGCGTATGTCTTAGCGTCTGCTTCGCCAGAGTAATACTCACGCTTGTTCTTAACTAGTTTACGGATCTCAAATTCCAGCGAGGTCTTGATCTGCTGAATGTCAGTGTAATGGTTTAAGTATTTATTATGTTGAAAAGGGATGTCAAGTGCCAACTGTCCCAGATCTGTGGTATACTGTTTATTCTTAAATTGAAAGTCAACTGCAGAATCTTCTGCCCATGACTCTCTTAATTTTTCAAACTTATTACGAAGAGATTCAAAATTCATAGAGGTTGTAGGTTTTTATCACAAAGGAAGAACTGTTGATGCTTGAATACCACTTCAGCAGTGATGTACTCTGCATCTGACATTGTAGCATCAAATCTTAAACCAGACAAAGAGACAGGAAAAATATTTTGAAACTCTACAATAAATGCTGGATTGTATTGGTTAGTAACAATGTGAAGTTGACCTAGTGTGTAGATGTCATCAACTTCAGTAGTTCTTGATCTCTGATCAGCATTACCGTTATCACGAATCCAAGAAGCAATGCTATTGTAATTTTTTAAATCTTCGTCAACAATAAAAGATACAGAAAAATCCCCAAACGTGACACCACCTCCAGGAATAATAGGCAAGTTCCTAAAAGGACTTGCTACTTCCGTGGTTGGCATTTGCACGTCGGGGATATTTGCTGTTTGACAAAAGAAGTCTACTCCCTCAAACTTTTCAAGTTTAAGGAGAAAACCAATAGGGTTTAGGAAATTTCTATTTGAAGGTTGTTCCTTATACCACTGAGCAGACATGTCAACTTCCCAAGCTACCTAGTATTTATGGGTTGTTTGGATCAAGACCTAAACTAATAAGATACTCTGTCCACCAATCAGGATCTCTTTTTATTTTCCACTTGGGAACAGGTAAGTCATGAAGCGAATACCATTCGTTAATCGCTTCATCAATCTTCTCTGAGATTTCCAATTGCCTAATCCTCTTCTGTAGAATGTCCATTTTCATGGGTTATGGTGTAATTTTTAACCAAGGAAAAATTGGATCTATGACTCCAATGAGTCGAAGTAAACCCTCAGCAAAAAGTGCGAGAACAACCCACCCAACACACATACTGATAATTGAAGCATTACGATTATGTTTTCGTATGGCATCATCAATCATCTCCTGAACTTCTTCTTTTGTTACTGAAGGGTCGGTCTTCGTTGTACCAAAAATCTTCCCAATCTTTTTTTGAATTTGTGACATCTTCCCACTCAGGTTCGTAAAAAGGACAAGGTTCTTCCATCAAAGTCTTATTCTTCATTTTGATAATTTCTTTATAAAGTTTGCCTATTTCCATATGTCATCTTCCTCTTTTTCATCCCAAAACTCATAGGGACCATGCTGCATACTCTTTAGTTTTTCGGTTTCGGATCTAAAGGATAATGTTTCTGAGAACCATATTGCTAGTTTCATTACGATGAACACCGCTACTAAAGGCGATAAACATAGTAATAATACTAGGGTGGATTGATTCATGATCCGTATTCGTTGATGTTGTCTAGCATCTTGTTGAGGGCATTATGTGCTCCGTCATGCCAGTCTCCTGACTTGTCAGAGTGTTGCCCGTCATATAGTGCTGTCTTTATCTTATAAACTCTTGCGAGTATGTCAACCTTGTCCAGTCTTCCACGAGGCATAATGTTATAGATGCTTTTACTATTTAAGCACAAAAAAAGAGGACCCGCAGGTCCTCTGTGTCGAATCAAAAACAATTCTCAAGATACACGCTCACAAAAGTATCCGTGACGACCGTTACGCTCACACTTGTAAGTCTTGTACTTCATTCCATACTCAGCAAGTCGCTTGCTGGGAACAGACGGACGCCCTTTGTCTGAATTAAGTTCTTCGATAGTGCGCTCAATAAAGAATCCCTTTCCAATTGGGATATTCCGATCAAACCAAGGATACTTAAGACCAGTAGAACCACCACGAGAACTGAGACGCTTAACGTCAGTCTTGGAGCAGATAGTAAAATTGGTTGAAGAAGATAGCATAATAATTTCAAATTGTTCTATGGGTAAATTCTACCCCATTGACCAGCGATTGTCAATATATAAAAAAAGGGGGCATTCGCCCCCTTTTGACCTGTTTTTAACCACGTATCTATAGGTAGATACGAAAGGATCACATCAAGTTCTTAACGAGAACTCTTCTGTAATACTGGTTCTTAGAAGCGGTGAGTGCCTCTTGATCGGGAACACCTGCTGAAGACTCAACGAATGGGTTTGCAACCATGCCGTAGCGGGTCTTAAATCCAATCTTGGGTTGGAAGGTGTTAGGATCGATGCTGCGGAGCATCTGGAGGGGAACATATGGGCAGTAGAATAGTCCTGCGTCATATGGTGAGGAACCCTTATAACCAGCAACATAGAAGTGGCTGTTAGAAACGTTAGCAGAGTAAGGATCAACAAAGACCTTAATGCGACCGTTCATGGTTCCGACAAGGAGGTTACCTGTGTCATCGACTTCACCGATGGAAGGACCACCTGCACCAGATAGACCTGAGGAGTAGTCAAGGACGCCAGACATAGCGAGAGCGGAAGCAACGTCAGCA